GCAAGGGCGTGTTCATCGAGGCCCAGGACAACAGCCAGATGCGGCTGTATGGGCTGGGCGCCTACAACGAGCTCGCGCACCTGTACGACATCAAGCGCGTGCGCATGACCGTACTGCAGCCGCGCCTGGACAACTTCGGCAGCGAAGAGCTGACGATCGAGGAGCTGCTGAAGTGGGCCGACGACGTGGTCGTGCCGGCCGCCAAGCTCGCGTGGGAAGGCGCCGGCGAGTTCGTGCCAGGCGAGCACTGCGCCAGTGGGTTCTGCCGCGCGAGGTTCCAGTGCGCAGCGCGGGCCGAGGCCAACCTCGAGCTGGCCAAGAAGGACTTCGCCCTGACTGAACCGGCGCTGTTGACCGACGAGCAGATCGCGCAGGTGTTAGCCAAGGGCGACGAGGTCGCGAAGTGGATCTCGGACGTGCAGAGCTTCGCGCTCACGCAGGCCGAGAAGCACGGCCGCCAGTGGCCTGGCTTCAAGCTGGTCGAAGGCCGCAGCAACCGCAAATACAGCAGCCCCGATGACGTCGCCAAGCGCTTGGTCGACAGCGGCGTCCCCGAGGCTGTGATTTTCGAACGCTCTCTGCTTGGCATCACTGCCATGGAGAAGGCGATCGGCAAGAAGAAGTTCGCCGAACTGCTTGACGACCTGGTCATCAAGCCGAGCGGCAAACCAACGCTCGTACCGGAGAGCGATAAACGTCCGGCCCTCAGCTCGGTGGCTTCCGCCGCAGCAGATTTTCAGTGAACCAGCTCATCAGAAAGGAAACCACATGAGCACGAAACCTACCCCCACCAAGATCGTCACCGGCAAGGTGCGTCTGTCCTACGTCAACGTCTTCGAGCCGCGTGCTGCGCAGCCTGGTCAAGAGGCCAAGTACAGCCTGTGCGTGCTGATCCCGAAGTCCGACAAGGAAACCCTGGCCAAGGTCCAGGCCGCCGTCGAGGCTGCCAAGCAGGCCGGCGTCGCCACCTGGGGCGGCAAGATCCCTGCGGGTCTGAAGATGCCCCTGCGTGACGGCGACACCGAGCGCGACAGCCCCGAGTACAAGGGCCACTTCTTCATCAACTGCAACAGCAAGCAAAAGCCTGGTGTCGTTGATGCGGCAGTGAACCCGATCCTCGACCAGAGCGAGATGTACAGCGGCTGCTATGGCCGCGTGTCGATCAACTTCTACGCGTACAACCAGAACGGCAACAAAGGCATCGGCGCAGGTCTGCAGAACGTGCAGAAGACCGCCGACGGTGAGCCGCTGTCTGGCCGCTCGCGCGCCGAAGACGACTTCACCGCCGTCGAAGAGGACTTCCTGTCCTGAGGCAGGCAGTAGATGCGCAGGATCGAGCTCGACCTGGTGGAGCGGCACGAACACCGCTTCCCCGACGACTTCATCGACTGGCTCCCGGACAACTTGCATGTCTGGGATGCCTTCGAAGACGAGGTCTTCACGGTCATCACGGCTCGGTTCTCGCACTACTCCGCCAGAACCATCTTGCATTTCCTCAGGCACCACTCGGCAGTTCGCGAGGCAGGTGGAGCGTGGAAGATCAACGACCACCACTCACCGTACCTCGGCGAGCTGTTCGATCTGAAGCACCCCGAGCTCGCCGGTCTCTGGGAGAAGCGCACCCGAGTCAAAGTTTTGAACAAGTGAAAGGAAAACCATGATCACCCTGAACGTCACCCCACAAGCCGCTGATCTGATCATCGGCGCCCTGCGCCAGCTGCCCCACTCCCAGGTCCACGACCTGGTGATGGATCTGTTCGTGCAGGTCAAGCAACAGCAGGCCAACCAGCCGGCACCCGCCGTCGAGCCTGAACCCCAAGCAGAGATCGTCGAAGAGGTCACCGGCCTGACCGACTAAACCCGGGGCCCTTCGGGGCCCTCTTTGGTGACGGACCGCCATCACCAAAGAGGCAACAACGGAAAGAGACCATGCGAGTTACAGATCATGAATTCACGCTGGACTTCGAGGACATCCTCGACAGCGCCGAGAGCTACGCCAAGAACGATTGGGAAGAGCAGTTCGTCAGCGACCTGCGCGACAAATACGAAGAGTGGGGCGACGAGATGTTCCTGTCCGATCGCCAGGCCGACACCCTCCTGCGCATCGCGAAAGTCGACGAATGACGACGCTTCGCGTGGACCTCGAGACCTACAGCAGTGTCGACTTGAAGAAGTGCGGCGTGCACAGGTACGTCGAGAGCGACGACTTCGAGATCCTGCTGTTCGGCTTTAAGTGGGACGACGGCCGGGCGCAGGTAATCGACTTGGCCCAGGGCGAGCAGATCCCGCCGCACATCTTGGCCGCGCTTGATGATCCGAAGATCCTGAAGACCGCCTACAACGCGGCCTTCGAGCTCGCTTGCCTGAGCCGCCACCTTGGCCGCCGGCTGGACGAGACGCAGTGGCGCTGCACCAGCGTGCACGCGCTGTATCTCGGGCTGCCCGGCAACCTGGGCGACGTCGGCAAGGTGATCGGCCTGGCCCCCGACAAGCAAAAGAGCTCGATCGGCTGGAGCCTGATCCGTTACTTCTGCATTCCGTGCAAGCCGACAAAGAAGAACGGCGAGCGCACGCGCAACCTGCCTCACCACGACCCAGTCAAGTGGCAACTGTTCAAGGACTACTGCGCGCAGGACGTCGAGTCTGAGCACGCTATCAGCGAGAGGATCGCCAGGTTCCAGGTGCCCGACATCGAGTGGAAGCTCTGGCACCTGGACCAGCGCATGATGAACCACGGCGTGCTGGTCGACCGCGAGCTGGTCGAGGCCGCGATCGAGTGCGACACCATCTTCAAGCAGCGCCTGTTGACCGAGGCCATCCAGCTCACCGGCCTGGGCAACCCCAACAGCCGCAACCAGCTGCTGGCCTGGCTGCAGGAAGAGGAAGACGACGACACCATCACCGACCTGACCAAGAAGACGGTGCCCAAGGTCCTCGAGGCCACCGACAGCGACGTCGTGCGCCGCGTGCTTGAGCTGCGCCAGCAGCTCGCCAAGACCAGCGTCTCGAAGTACCACGCCATGGCCCGGGCAGTTTGTTCTGACGGGGCTGTGCGCGGGCTGACGCGGTTCTACGGCGCCAACCGGACGGGTCGCTGGGCCGGGCAGATCGTGCAGGTGCAGAACCTTGTCTCGAACAAGCTCAAGGACCTCGACCTTGCGCGCAACCTGCTGAAGGCGCGCGACTACGACACGCTCGAGCTGCTGTTCGGCAACGTGCCCGACACGCTCAGCCAGCTGATCCGCACAGCCTTTGTCGCCCGCCACGGCTGCCGCCTGATTCCGATCGACTTCAGCGCCATCGAGGCCCGTGTGATCGCGTGGCTGGCCTGGTGCGAATGGCGCCTCGAGGTGTTCCAGACCCACGGCAAGATCTACGAAGCCTCGGCCGAGCAGATGTTCAAGCTGCCCAAGGGCAGCGTCACGAAGAAGAGCCCGTACCGGCAGAAAGGCAAGATCTCGGAGCTGGCCCTGGGGTACCAGGGTGGCGCCGGCGCGCTCAAGACCATGGGCGCCCTGGAGATGGGCCTGACCGAGGAGGAGCTCGAGCCAATCAAGGTGGCCTGGCGCGAGGCCAACCCTGAGATCGTTGACCTCTGGTACGAGACCGAACGCTGCGCCAAGATGGCCGTGAAGTACAAGGCCGAGGTCGCGATGCCGGTGGCTGGCAAGCGGGCCACCGTCGTGTTCAGCTACGAGTCCGGCTTCCTCTTTATCCAGCTGCCCAGTGGTCGGCGACTGGCCTACGTCAAGCCGCGCATCGAGGCCGAAGACCTGTACCGCGAAACCAGTGCAGGCGGCCGCTACGTGGTGGCCAGCGCCGGCGCGTTGACCTACGAAGGGCTCGACCAGAAGACTAAGCAGTGGACCAGGCTGGCCACCTACGGCGGCAAGCTGGTGGAAAACATTACGCAAGCAGTGGCTCGTGACTGCCTGCGAGAATCGATGCTCGCGCTGGACGCCGAGGACTTCCCCCAGCTGTTCACCGTGCACGACGAGATCGTGCTCGAAGCTCACCTCGCCAGCACGCGCAGCCTAAAGCAAGCCGAAGAAATCATGGGTCGCCCGATTCCCTGGGCGCCCGGACTGCCGTTGCGCGGGGACGGATTTGAGACGAACTATTACATGAAAGAACAGGACTGATGACTGAGATTTGGAAGCCTGTACCGGGCTATGCCGGGCTCTATTCGGTGAGCAACCTCGGCGAAGTCTTCAGCGCTCAAACGCAAAAAGTGCTAAATCCAGGCGTGCTCAAGAGTGGCTACCGCCAGGTGCAGCTTTGCCGCGCCGGTAAGCGTGAGCAAATCAAAGTCCACCGGCTGGTGGCTTTGGCGTTTCTCGGTCAGCCGCCAACGCCACGGCATCAAGTCGCCCACAACGACGGCATCCCAGCGAACAACTGCGTCGAGAACCTGCGCTGGGCAACGGCTAAAGAGAACCAGCACGACCGACGGCGCCACGGCACGGCAAGCATTGGCGAAAGCAACTACCGCGCAAAGCTGACCGCCAATGACGTGCTGGCAATTCGGGCGTCGACTGCCCGCAACTGCGACCTGGCAAGGATGTACGGCGTGAGCTGGAGCCAGATTTACAGCATCCGAATCCGTAAAACTTGGAAACACCTTTAGAAAGGAGATCGACTGATGACGCAAGGACTATTGCCAGAACAGCAGGCAATTCAAAAGGCGTTCTACGCCAAACCAAAAGGGCTGCCGCCTGCCACGGATGTGACAGCGGTGCTCGCTGAGCGGGGTTCGCGCTACGGCAAATTCACCGGCCACGCAGCCTTGACGCAAGAACTCAAGCAGGTGATCACGCGCCACGCGAATCGGCTTGGCAAAGACTTTGACCCGGATCAGCAAGAAGCCCTGGACATGATCTGTCACAAGATCGGCCGCATCGTAAACGGCGACCCGAACTACGCAGACAGCTGGGTCGATATCGCGGGCTACGCAAAGCTCGTGGCTGATCGCTTGGAAGGGGTCGAGCGATGAACACCACCATCAAGACGCTGACCGCAGAGGACCTCGCGCCTCTGCTTCACCGCACCGTCGAGACGATCAAGACCGACGCTCGTCGACGTCCCGAGACCCTGCCGCCCAGGCTGCGCATCCCCGGCAGCAACAAGCTGATGTGGCTCGAGTCGGACGTTGTCGAGTGGATCAACGCGTGCCGGGTGACCACTGTCAAAGGAGGCCGCCGCACGAACTGATCTCACCGATTCGCAACCCATCTCCTCTGACTGGAGAACGAACAACAAAAGGAAGAACTCATGGACCTCTATCAGCAATACATCCACATCTCCCGATACTCCCGCTGGCGCGATGACCTTGGTCGTCGTGAGACCTGGGAAGAAACCGTGCAGCGCTACGTCGACTTCTTTGACAAGCGCACGGAAGGCCAATTCAGCAACGTGCTCCAGGGCGAAGTGCGCCAGGCCATCCTGAACCTTGAGGTGATGCCTTCGATGCGCGCCCTGATGACTGCCGGCGATGCGCTTGAGCGCGAGAACCTGGCCGGCTTTAACTGCAGCTACCTGGCCATCAACAGTAAGCGGTCGTTTGCCGAAGCGCTCTACATCCTGATGTGCGGCACCGGCGTCGGCTTCAGCTGCGAGCGCCAAGAAATCAACAAGCTGCCCGCTGTGCCTGACGAGATCACCACGACGGACGACACGATCTCGGTGGCCGACAGCAAAGAAGGCTGGGCCAAAGCCTACTACTCGCTGCTGAACCATTTGTGGGTAGGTGACATTCCTCAGATCGACTACAGCAAAGTGCGTCCAGCCGGCGCCAGGTTGAAGATTTTCGGCGGCCGAGCCAGTGGCCCAGAGCCACTCAAGCGGCTGTTCAACTTCACGATCGAGACACTCAAAAAGGCGCGCGGCCGCAAGCTGACCAGCATCGAGGTGCACGATCTGATGTGCATGGTGGGTGAGATTGTCGTGGTGGGTGGCGTGCGCCGCTCGGCACTGATCAGCCTAAGCAACCTGTCTGACCAGCGCATGCGTGACGCCAAGTCCGGCCAGTGGTGGCTCGACAATGCGCAGCGCGCACTGGCCAACAACTCGGTGGCCTACACGGAGAAGCCCAGCGCCGAGATCTTCATGGAAGAGTGGCTGTCCTTGGTCAAGTCCAAGTCTGGCGAACGCGGCATCTTCAACCGCGAGGCCGCTCAGAAACAAGCCGCTCGCTGGGGTCGTCGCAAAGCTGATCTGAGCTACGGCTGCAACCCGTGCAGCGAAATCATCCTGCGAGACAAACAGCTGTGCAACCTCTCGGAGGTGGTGATCCGCGAAGACGACACCGAGGAAAGCCTCCTGCGCAAGGTGCGGATCGCCACGATCCTCGGCACGCTACAAGCCACGCTCACTGATTTCAAATTCGTCTCTGAAGCCTGGTCGAAGAACACGGCCGAGGAGGCACTCCTTGGCGTGTCGCTGACCGGCATCATGGACAACGCATTGACGGCCGGCACGCTCGGCAGCGATGCGCTCAAGTCCGTGCTCAACCGCATGCGTGATCGGGCGCGTGAGGTGAACACCGAGTGGGCCGAAAAGCTGGGCATCAACGTAAGTACGGCTATCACTTGCGTAAAACCGTCAGGCACTGTTAGCCAACTGTGCAACACCGCAAGCGGCATCCACCCGCGCTACAACCGCAACTACATCCGCACCGTTCGCGTCGACAAGAAGGACCCGCTGTACCACTTCATGCTGGCCAAGGGTTTCGTGATCGAGGACGACGTGATGCGTCCCGACTCCACAGCCGTGGTGAGCTTTGCTATGTCTGCGCCGGACAGCGCCATCACCACCGACCAGGTCTCAGCCATCGACGCGCTCGAGCACTGGTTGCTGTACCAGCGTGAGTGGTGCGAACACAAGCCAAGCGTCACGATCAACGTCGGCGAGGACGAGTGGGTCAAGGTCGGCGCATGGGTGTACGAGCACTTCGACGAAATCAGCGGCGTGAGCTTCTTGCCTCGGTCAGAGCACACCTACCAGCAGGCGCCTTACCAGAACCTGACGGCCGAAGCGTTCGCCAGCTGGATCGAGAAGCACCCTGTGCCTGCTATCAACTGGGCCGAGCTGGCCGAGTTTGAGAAGACCGACAACACCGTCGCAATGCAGACCTTGGCCTGCGTCGCCGGGGCGTGTGAGCTTCCCGACAATGCCTGACGACCTGGACCTTGCACAGGAGCGCGAGGTCATCGCCCGGGAGGATGCCATCCGGGCGGCGACTAAGCCAATCCCGCCCGGTACGCCGGGCGAATGTGAACTGTGCGGTGAGTGGAGCGGGCGCCTGATCAACGGCGCCTGCGCCCCGTGCCGCGATAGATGGAAGCTACCCTGATGGACCACGTAAAACTTCAATGGGCCACGCCCGACATTGACAAGCAGATCCTGTACATCGCCAGGCTCTCGAACCCCGACAAGCAGGACAGCCCGAACACCGAGCTGCTGAATTTCCTGATGCGCGAGGGGCACGTCAGCCCATTCCAGATGGCCAACGTCTGCCTGGAGATCAACGCGCCGCGCGACATCAGTCGGCAGATCATGCGCCACTGGACCATGTACATGCACGAGCTGGATGTGCAGGAGTTCAGCCAGCGCTACCAGGACGTTGGCAAGCTGTCGCACACCCACGCAGGCCTGCGTGAAGCGCGCATGCAGGACACGAAGAACCGCCAGAACAGCATCCCCACGGATGACCAGTATCTGCGCAACTGGTGGTTCGGCGTGCAGGACGAGATCCTGAACCTGGTCGAGGTCCGCTACAAGGAAGCGCTCGGCAAGGGGATCGCCAAAGAGCAGGCCCGCGTGATCTTGCCCGAAGGCCTCACGCCTAGCCGGTTCTATCTGAACGGCAACATGCGCAGCTGGATCTTCTACCTGCAGCAGCGCCTGCATGCCAGCACGCAGCTCGAGCACCGCATCCTCGCCGAAGAGATCTTGCCCACGCTGTGGCAGGTCGCGCCGGTGACGATGAACGCATTCTTCCCCAAGTGAAGAGCCCCTGCGTAAAGGTCTGCAGATTGGACCCAGTGCACAACCTTTGCGTTGGGTGCTTTCGCACGGTCGAAGAGATCGGGCTGTGGACCACGATGAGCGAGACCCAGCAGGCCAAGACCATCGCACTGTGCGAAGTCCGGCGTACTGGCTATCGAATACAGCAGTCAACGGAAAAGAGAAAGGATGGCAAATGAACCAAGTACGAACAGCAGCGCAGGACCTGCAAGATGTCTGCCACGGACTGGCCCGGCAATCGGGCTGGTGGACCGATCTGAACACCGGCGAGCCGATGCACGGCTGGCCGCCCAAGCGCAACGTGGGCGAGCTCCTGTGCCTGGTGCACAGCGAGATCAGCGAAGCGATGGAGGGCCACCGCAAGGGGCTGCCAGACGACAAGCTGCCGCACCGCTCCATGCTCGAGGTCGAGCTCGCTGACGCGGTGATCCGCATCTTCGACATGGCCGGCGCCGACGCGGCGGAGGCGCTGGTGCTGCTGCCGATGATTGCCGACGCTGCGCGACTGGTGCAGCAGTGCAGCGGGCTGATTCACGCGAGGGCTGACCGTGGCTGAAAAGGTTGTGAAACCTAACGCGCCGCATGAGGGGGCGGACGCGGCTTTATCGCGAACGCTCCCTCTCGATGCGGATGTTGGGCATGGAGGTTGACTATGAGCAGAGGCAGAGGCTTACAGATAGGGGACTGTGCATTGACTGACTACAACGGGCCGGGGCCGCTAACAAAAGTGATGATAATCGACCGTGATGACTCGCGGCGGCATGGTCATTCTCAGAGCGGGATCATGTTTCGCGTATCCCCGGTCCTTCGCAATGGGGACGGAATGACATGGTATGACGCCGACTGGTTCGAGCCGGTGCCCAACGCCCAAGTCACAGGCGACGGCCGGCTTTATGGCCGGCGTCCTGTGGACTGACGTGTTGTACATCTTGCACGCGAGGAAGCGCAGATGTTGATAAACGGTGACTGCCTAGAAGTGATGGCCGACATGGACGAGAATAGCGTTGATGCGATCATCACAGACCCGCCTTACTTCAAGGTAAAGGGCGAGGCATGGGATAACCAATGGAGCACGCCGGCCAAGTTCTTGGCTTGGGTGGGCCTGCTGTGCGAGCAGTTCGAGCGCATCTTGAAGCCGAACGGCAGCCTGTATTTTTTCGCCTCTCCGCAGATGGCGGCGCGGGTTGAATGCGAGATATGGAAGCGGTTTGCGGTTTTGAACTCGATAACCTGGCGCAAAGGTGCAGCGGGGAAAAGCTCGGTAGGCTGGAGCCAGAAGACCGAGAAAGAAGCATTGCGCATGTGGCTACCCGAAACGGAGAGGATTATTTTCGCCGAGCACTACGGGGCCGACAACATCGCCAAGGGCGAGGCTGGATACGAGGCGAAGTGCGACGAGCTGCGCGGGTTTGTTTTCGAGCCGCTGCGCGCCTACTTGGCAGATGAAGTGAGGCGCGCAGGATGGACTCCTGGACGGCTGAACGAGGCAATGGGATTCGCTCCGCGCGGGATGGCGGAAACCAGGTATTTCGGGCGCAGCCAGTGGCAGCTACCGACTGAACCGCACTACACCAAGATGCGGGAATTGCTAGGTGTTGAGTACCTGCGGCGCGAGTACGAAGACCTGCGGCGCGAGTACGAAGACCTGCGGCGCGAGTACGAAGACCTGCGGCGCGAGTACGAAGACCTGCGGCGCGAGTACGAAGACCTGCGGCGGCCGTTCAATGTGACGGCACGGGATCAGTGGTCGGATGTTTGGGACTTCGACCCGGTGCAGGCGTACCAAGGAAAACACCCCTGCGAGAAGCCGCAGCCGTTGCTTTGCCACATCGTCAATGCCAGCACGAAACCGGGTGCGGTGGTGTTCGATCCGTTCGCCGGGAGTGGTAGCCTTGGCGAAACGTGCCACGAACTAGGGCGGCAGTTCATCGGGGTTGAGAAGTGCCCGGAGAACTACGCCAAAGCAGAGCGCCGTCTTTTGGCGGTGAAGGCTCAGGTGAGGCTGTTCGCATGATGTACAACGCAGAGCTAAGGGGCCGGCCGCTTGCGGACGGTCCCGCTTGAGCGCCGGGTTAGGCGCAGGAGATGGACATGCAACCAACTGCCGAACAAATAGCCGACTACGAAGGGTGCTGCGCGCTGTGCAAATACTTTCGAGGGGCGTATCAACGCAATGACGAGCGCGACACACTATGGCTCGATGACGAGGGGTGGTGCGTGCGCTTCCCGCCTGTTTTTGTCGGCGGCGACAAGGACGCCACAAGTGAGTGCGACATCGGACGATACAAGCAACCCGGCGTATGGGGAAGCGACGAATGTGGCGAGTGGGTTCGCGCAATGGATGCGCCTAACGCCGCTTTAACCGGAGCGGCGCCGAATGGCGGCGCTTCCGGTTGAAAGCATAGTTAGGGACAACCTGTTGGGGAGGCTTACATAATGGGAAAGATGCACGAATTATTTGACGGAAGCGAAGCGCAAGAACTTGA